CTCCATGCCTGATCATGGTTGACCACACCCTGAAGCTCAAGAACTTCGAACCGCGTGGCGTTGGCGCTGGTGTAGCCGTCGTTGTAAACGATGAGTTCATCTTCAATGTAGTCTAACTGCTCGCTATCGAACCGAACACGAACGGCGTGCGGTACTTCGACGAACATGCGACTACCATTGAACCCCCAACTATTACGGGGTGTGAATATCTGTACCGGAGTACCTACCGCGTTGTCCTGTACGGCGGTCCACTTTCCATCCCTATAAGTGATAGTCGCCCGACCAACGGCAGCGATGCGTTGAACAAGATCCCACACACTTTCTGCACTGATCAGCTCTTCATCGTAAGTGAAGGAGTTGTTGCCACACCAAACATCCCAGTCTATGAAAGACTGAAAGTCGATAGCACTGTCCGCTACTCCCTTGTAGTTCTGTGTCAGCACTTCCAACGCTGCCCATGCAGGCGAACGAGTGAGTGCCGCCGCAACCCACGACGTACCGTTATGCTGGCGCAGCTTCGCTTGGTAGCGACAGTTATAGCGATCAAGTGCGCCGCTGAGTTCGTCACTAGCCTTGACACGAAGTTTGACGTACGTGATGTCGTAATCAGATATAGGTGAAGCGTCTTGGAAAGTACGTAGCGTTGTCCAGTGAAACTCTTCAAATACACGATCCCAGTCACTGGCGCTTGGCCCGACGTAATTTCCCGGTTGATCATCGAGCCGTACACGAGTACGAGTTACTCTAACATCGTATTGACCGGGACTGGCAACGGTCCACTTCAAGCCGGTACGTACTGCGTCGAAACTGCGACCCAGGACCATGAATGCCGTGCTGTCGTCGCTTGACGTATAGACCTGACCGTAGTTGCTGGCAACAACGACACCGTTACTGACACCGAGTAGCTTGTTGCCGCCGTTACTGGCGCTCTCCCAGTCTCGAGAAGTAACGCTGATCCACGGGTCGGTAGTACCTGATGCACGATACTCTACTTTGAACTCAACTAGCAGCGTTGCACGATCTCCGCTCTGACCTGTGAAAGTGATGCCGCGCGGAAATGCAAGGTCGATACTTATAGCTTCAGCATCTGTCTGAGTGGTTCGTGTCTGAGTCTCGCCGCTGGAAGAATTGGTCTGGTCAAGCTTGACATCGAATGTGTCTTCAAACACAGTCGGATAGTTTTCCAACCATGCCGGGGCAGTACCATCACCGTCCGTAACCTCTAAGTCGATGCCGTCGAAATTGCTTAGATCAGTCTCACCTATCTTATGCTCGCTCAGGTCGTACAACCCTTCACCCACTGCGAATAGAGCATGAAGGTATACACCATCGCCCAGAATTTCTGTATAGGGCATGGCGGCATAGGGTGGATAAGTAGTACGGTCACCAAATAGTCTGGGAACAGAACCGAAAGGTTCCAGTCTGTTGCGACTGGCACTGATATAATTCAGTCGCTTGGGAGAAGTGGTATCCGGGTCTAGTGTCGGTAACGGTATCAGCGCATTGATAGCGAGCTGTCCTGCCATAGCAATAGTCGCACTTGCCAGACCAGCCTGCCAGCCGCTCAGCCCTCCGAAGAACCATGAAGAGCCCGGTATCCAAATAGATATGGCTATGACTGCCAGAGTAGCCAATGCACGGCCGAGCTCATTGTCTCCGGGCAACGCCACTATTTCCACTGTATCGCCAGCGGCGGGCATCAACTCGCTATCAGTAACACGTTTCCCGTTTAACCTGACATGGAAACTGTCTAAGTCGGCACCACCGACTACATGCGTCAGCTTGTTGCCGCACGGTACTAATGCACGCAGAGGTTCCTCTGCAAACGGTGTGACACGAGCCAGTACCGTGAATATTTTACGATCTGCTGGAATGACGGTAGATTCCATGCTGCCTGTTTCTCCAACGTACGCTTCCGATCCATTCAACCTTTGCAGTGTAGTCACCACTGTCGAGGTGAATCATGAAGTCATCATTAATCATTACTCCTACGTGAGGTCTGCTGCCCAGACCAAACAACGCAACGTCGCCATCCTTGGGCAGTTCCTCTTTATCTAACTTGCGCCAATGTTCGCTTTCCTTTTCACTCTCAACGGCGGTACGCGCCTGATCATAGTTGTCAATATCGTATGGTCGCAGCACGATGCTATACTCTACGCACAGTACATGCTGAACGAAGTTCCAGCACGCGGTGACATTAGCCATATTGTCGAAATGTCCATGCCCGACGTACTTGGTGACCCAATGTGAAAACGCGCTACTCATCTTGAGAACAGTCCCGGAAACTTTTCAGGTGTAAAGCTCTTGTACGGATAAGGTTCGACACCTAAATCTTCCACCTTCAAATTAATACTGATAGTTTCTGTATCGTAGTCAGCCGACCTAGAATCCAACGCTACCGGACCTATCTGCGGGGTGGTGGTATCCGATGCCAGATACACGCTCAGCTCAAATGTTGGAGACTCACCAGTAACGCTGCGAATTTCATCGATCAGCGTACGGCTGATATTATCAACTATCAGCTTGGCAGTTGGTGGCGCATCGACATCATCCGACGGTAACGACACTGAAAACGGATAGGCCGTGTGAGCCTGACCACCTAGTGTCAGGTCTTGATTATTGTGAACCAAGTAGATAGGAGAAGCCAGATCAACATGATCTATTTTCAACGCTATCAACCATACCTCGCTAGTAGATTCTGCAAGGATGCTTGCCAGTCCCGTAGCTGAAACTTCTCTAGGCACTGCTAGGTTTCTCCAGTAAAGTCATCTGAACTCGAAACTCATCACCTATAGACTGAATGTCGTACTTGCTGTAAAACTTGAAGTCTGAAGAATCTCCGTACACATCAGTCATAGTGAAGTAGTCTGCTCCTCTGTTGGTGGTGGTGTAGTAGAATGTTTTGAAAGTACCGACTTGAGTGGCATCCATAATCATGGAGCCACGAAGCATACGCTGCTTACCAGTGAACTTCGGTCTGCTTAACGGCGGTCCTCCATCCGGCTGATTGCGCAACGTGTGGTCCACATCTTCTTCACGGTACCCATCCTGCTCAAACTGCTGAGGAAGACTTGCTGGCCAGTTTGCCATCGTTATCTCCTATTCAAGCGTGAAGTTTCACGTAGAGATTTGAACACTGCTCCACGCTGACGTATGTCTTGCGCTACAGCACCAACAGTGATGTTGAGTATTCGTTGTCCGTCACTTCCGGTACCTTCTTCCACCTGCACCTCTTCCTTACCGTAGTTGTTTACCTGCACCTGTACGGGAGTGAGAGCGCGTCCACCTCCACTACTCCCACCACCTCCAGCTATGACTACTGATTGCGGTGCCTGCATATCTCCGGGTGACATGCTGAGTACGCGAGTAACGGCGTCTTCCAAGCGGCGAGTAGTATTGGCGTCGAACACGTAGCCGTCGTCCGGGTACATGATCATTTCCTTACCAAATTCTCCCACCATGCTGATATCGCCTTTACGTACGCTGCCTCCTAAAGCCTCTCCGAATCCACCTCTGGAACCACCTGAACCAGAACCTCCACTATTGAAAAACGAACCTAGAGAAGAACCTAAAGATTCTTGTAATGGTCCAAGAACGCCTATGCGATAGATTATCTGTGCTAACTGTAATAGAAGATTGTTAAACGCGCTGCCCAGATCATCCGCGGCAAACGTGGCGCGTTCAATGCTGTTAGTAATGGCGTCGCCCGCCTGCATACCTATCTGCTCTAACCTGTCAGTAGCTTCTATACTGTCAGCCAACTGCATCTTATATTCGTCAGTTGTTTTTGCAATCGCCTTAGCTACCAGTTCCTCTACCTCTACACGGTCGTAACCGTTTTCCAGCAAGGTAACTTGCAGATCTGCTATGCGGTCAAGTTTAGTCTCGAACTGATCTTCTGCTGTAGCTCCTGCGTCGAACAATTCGTTAAACGCGGTAGTAGCTTCGGAAGCGCCGGTAAGGTCGTCTTTGAGTTCGCGCATTCTTTCCTGTATACGCCTGACCAATTCTCCGTAACCTTCGATCGATTCTCCCTGAGCAAAGGCTCGGTCCAACGTTTCCTTGGCAGTGGTGAGCTCTTCTAACTCTACCAATGCAGGAGTAAATTCTCTTCGCAGGTCAGCTACTGTGTCAGCATCTTCCTGAGTCAGTAGCTGACCAGACTGCTGTACTTCTGCCAGTTTTTCACGAAGCTGGGCAGCATCTTCTGAAAGACCCTCCATTATCAGGCGATATTCAAGTGCCCCTCTGTTATCGGCAAATGCTCGTTCAACAATTCTCTTAGTTTCTTCTAACGTTTCAAGCTCACCTATCACACTAGCATATTGCTTTTCAGCTTCTTCGAGAAGAGCTTGTTCTTCTTGGGTGAACACTGTCGCACGTCGACGTTCTTCCAAACTTTGATCTTTGCGTAAGAATCGATCTGCTCTGCCTTCAGCAATAGCATTGCCCACAGTGCCCTGAAAGTCTACCAGTTGGGGGCCGTTGCTGGCAGGAGTAAGAGATTCCATGTCCCCTTTCAGTGCCCGTATAGCACGGCGAATTTCTTCTACCGGACGAGTACCGAAAGCGTCTGCCAATCCATTTTCAGCACGGAACAATTCCAGTTCCAGTAATTCAAGCTGTTGCTGTAGCCTGTCCAGCGGTTCGGCAGGTCCGTTTATAGCTTCGGCTAACGATTCACCCCACTGAACTATTCGGTCGTACGGGCTTTGGAATACGTAGTCTCCCACATTTTTAAGGAACTGATTTACCGGTCCCAGCTCTTCTTCAGAAGGTAGAGATTTTCTTCCGATAAGACCGATAGCTTCCATACCGGCAACCACATCGGTCAGGGCGCTAGCCAAATCCGACATCGTTTTAGCAGCCAGTGGCGCAGTAGTTTCACCGATTCTGACAAGCGACGTACTTAGCTCAGCCTGTGCCTGTTCTAACTCTCGAGCACTACCCTCAGTATCGTCATAGGCTTTCTTCAACGACCCGCCAGTTTCATTGGCCAGTGCACGCATTACCTCTACGTTACTTTCGGCGTTTTCACCGACAAGAGCCAGAATACCTGTGAGGCCACGTACTGAAGGAAACAGTTGCGTCATGGCCTCTTCATTGTCGCCGAACAGATTCTTCAGCTCCAACAGCGTATTCAGCAATCCTCGCTCACGTAGATTTTCACGTACATCACCAAGGGTAAGTCCGAAGCTGGCCATCAATTCTTCAGCCTCTGCTGCGGGTTTCAGCAGATTGTTGAAGATATTCACTGTAGAGGTAGCGGCTTCGTTAGTGTTGATACCGATACGAGTAAGCGATGCGATAGTAGCACCGACCTGTTGGAAGGTGATGCCCATTTCAGCCGCCAGCGGAACAATTCGACCAATGACCTGCGATAGTTCACTCGCTTCTAGCTTACCTTCACGCACCGTGGCAACCAGCGTACCGACTGCGGCCGAGGCACTGAGGTTCTCGACACCATATGCGTTCACCGCACTGGTGGCGGCGTCGGCAATATCTTTCGTTTCGCCAAGTCCAACGGCGGCAGCTTTGGCGCTGGCCTCCAGTACGTCGAGAGCCTGAGCTAGGTCCAGTATCGCGTCTTTGTACTCTTCTACCTGTCTACGACTCTGACCCACAAGTGCTGTGATGCTGACAAGGGAGCGTTCAAATTCACTGAACTGCTGAACAGTTTCTCGCAGCACCATTGAAAACGCCAAGCTACCGCCCAGTCCGCCAAGTACGCGAGTAAGACCATTGGCTCCTTTCTGCATACGCTTGAACGAACGAGTGGTACTGTCAACTTCCCGAGTAGTGCGACGCGCACCGCGCCGGACCTTGTTGAGAGAATTATCCGCCTGTTCAGCCCCCGACTTCATTGGCCGGGCGTCGATGCCTAAGCGTAGATAAGATTCTGGCACTTACTTATCCTCCGACCGCAGCTTGCGATATTTCGCCTGAGCTACGGAGTACTCTCGATCGATCATACGTACGTATTCGCAAAAATCCTGTTTGTCCGAAATTCCGTACAGTTCGCAGTAGTCGAGTATTTCTCTCAGCGGTATTGCTCCAGACATTCCACGTGCCGGGGCTAGCGTGACAAATGCTTCCCAGTAGGGGAGTAAATCCTCGTAGAGTATGGGCATGTTTTCCAAAGCTGGAACGGAATCGCCTCTGTTTTCCCGTTCCAGTAGCTTCGGATAAAATTCGCCCCATCTTGCCCACCAGTCTACGAACTCTCGGATTTTCCCAACGCATCTTCCACGTTTTCTGCGCGGAACGTTTCGAC